TTGTCCAACTGCTCCGCATTGCACTGGCATCCGTTGTCGATCAGGAACTTGATCTTCGCTTTCTTGTCCACGTTATTACCTCCTTCGTTTTTGGTAATCTCCACGTAAGTGCGTTCCAGTTTTACCGGGATTTTCTGACCCTCGAAAATCACCTCCGTCTTGTCCTCATTGAGCTTGTAAGATTGTTTGTAATAGCTGGTTTTTCCTGGGGATTCTTCCACATATATGAAATGCTCAGGCCAGACTTCCTCCAACCAAAAATAGGAACCCCCACCGGGGTTCGTTTCCGGTGAGGGTTGTTTTGCCCGCAATGCGGACTGGATAAGGTTGGAAATCTGCCCGAAGGATGGCGCGGCATTCGATACCAGCCGCTGCCACATTTGCTGAAAATCCAGGGGTGCGGTGTTCACTCGGATGCCGCAACCGTCCTTCAAGCTGCAAGCACCGGTACCAATCGGAAGCAGGGCCAAGTGGTCAGGGCGGAAGTCCCGCGCAATGCCATCATACTTCTCCCCGTTCCACTCCCCGGATTGGTTTTCCACCTCAAGAAACAATCCGGTGCTCACCTCTATTGGCTCCTTGGCGTTGATCCGCTGGAGAAGCTCCTTGTCAACTTCTTCCAACTTTACCACATCGAGCCAAAGCTGTGCTGTGAGTTTCCCCTTTGCAAAGCGGGTATTGAACACGCGGCCCACATTGCGCCCCTCCAGCACATCGGGGCTGTTGCAACTAATCGGGGTTCCATCATCATCCTGCGGGTGTAAAACCGGCACAGGTCGCCCATCCCATGCGGCAGGAAATTTGGAGATTTCTTCTGCCGGGTAATACAGAGCGCCGCCAGACCCGTTATGAACCCCCTCGGTCAACATCACCACCGGCACCACAATATGGTCCCGGTTTTCGAATTTCGTCAGGCGAATGCTGTAGGAAGACAGGTTGGAAACCAAACACAACGGTATTCCTTCCGCATCCTCGTTGGCTTTTATCGCCTGACCCTGCTCCAACGCCTTCTCTTTGGCATCGGGACCGATGTAGCACTTGCCGCTATCGCCCCACCTCCACCCCGATTTGCCATCTACTGTACAGCGTTGTACGGGCATTCGACTTTCTCCTTTGCCAATAACATTAAAAAACTCCATTCGCATCCTTGGTTAAATATGGCTCTTGTACAGAGTCCAAAAATGCGAACGGAGTTTATGGTTTTTTATACCGTTGAAAAGAAGTGAAAGTAAAGAAAAAACTTAACGCTTCAATTTTCCTGCCCTTGCTGCTGCTAAAATTGGTGTCCAGGGGAGCACGCTGCAACGGCAGTTAATTTCTCCTATCATCGTCTGTGCCACCTCTTTGGTGTAAATCTTCCCATGCCACTCCCGGTGCTTGGCCCGCACCCGCTCATCCAACGCGGTCCACCATTGGATTAAAATTTCCTCACCAATTATTCCCTCCAACGCCGCATACTCATTCAGTGTCGCTTGCCTATGCGCTCTCCCTATTTCGGTTCTCGCAATCAACTTGGCGCGGGTAATGCCGATTTTATCCACACGGTCCGCCAACATCCGTGCAATGCGCCACGGATGTTGCCCCTCAGCCATCCCGCGTGCCAGCACCTCTGCCATCTGCGCCTTCATCGCCTCAGTAATACCTTTCATGCCATTAAAAGACCGGGTGTAGAGCAACGCCACCCGGTCTGCATGAAACGGTTGCATCATAATGGAAGCCGCACTGCCCAATTCCGGCAACACTGCCCCGGCACCCTTGAGATCGGTCAGTGCCTGTTGGATGCCCCGGTGGTAGGCAGAATACACATAAACATCCTGCCAGTTCTTGTGCCCGTAGCTGATGAAATTGTACTGACGGGTGTACGCCAACACCTCGCTCTTTACCTGCTCATCCAACCAAAGCATGAAATCTTCCGTCCGCTGGGCACTTTGCTCGTACACGTAAGCGCCCACCGCCGCAGCTTCCGGCGCACCTGGAGGCAGCACACCACGCGGTTCTTCCTCTTCCTGCAAAGCCGCCACCTGCCCCACTTTCACCGCCCCCAGCCGGTTTTCTTCCACCACGTATCGACGCACGGCCTTTTTTATCCTGCCAAACCGCTGCACCACCTCCCGCACATACCGGTCGCGTATCGGTTTGGTTTGCGTAGGATCTTTATCGCGCCGTGGACCTATTTTCACCAACGTGGTGGTCATTCCTCATTTCCTCCCCCAAAAGGCACAGGTTTAGCAGCCATCTCTCTTTCAAATTCTTCCAGCTCCTTTTGCTCATATTCTTCCTTCAACTCTGCGGTCAGCTTTTCAATATCTTCCACATCGGCAGGGCTGAAGTTCAAGTACCGCTGCAAGAAGGCCCCCTGCGGCACCACGGTCTCGGCTGGTCCACTGGCGTAGGTGTTCAGTGCCTCTGCCACTGCCTTGGCCGTGGTGGCCGTGTCCTTGGCATCCGGTGTCTGAATCGGTGGCCAACTCACTATGTAATCGGTGGGCTTGGGCAACTCCCCCACCTCAATCAGCTTATCCACAAACGGGCGCAAAATCATCGGCTCACAAAAGTTCCGCTGCCGCTCCGCCACACGGTCGCCCCAGTTGTCCCGGTCCTGCTGACTGGCCAACTCACCGCGCTCAGAACCAATCAAGATCCGCTTTGGGATGCCCGTACCGGCACTGATGCTGGAAATCAGCGTGTCGAAGTGCTCTGCGGGGCTGGCCACCTGCGGGCTGAAATCGTGAATATCCACATTGGTCAGCTTCAAGTACCGGCGCAGATTGTGAACAAAGTCCTCAATGGCATTATCCAGGTTGGTGGCCGCCGTCCCCGTGGGCATCACCGCCCCCTCCTTGGCCACAAAGCCGTAGCCGGGAAAGGCCCCGCGCCAGAACATCTCCCCACTGCCCCCCACCACCAAATCGAGCGATTGCAAATCGTTCAGCACCGCCTTCAGCCGGGGCGTGCCCAGGTAATCGTTTTCCTCGGCATCCTCTGCGATGTGCAAAACCCGGCTATAGTGAACCTTGGCGGAAAAGGACTTATTGCCATTCTTCATGCTCACCTTGTAATTCAACGGCTTGCCGTACCGTTCGCTGGAAGGATTCTCATCCAAATCTCCAATCTGAGCAGTGTCTTCTGTCAGTGGTCGCAGGTACAACAGCCGCTCGCCCTTGCGTAAGGGGGTTTCCACGTTGCCACTGAACCCCAACAACAGAATGCCGTATTGGCCGATACCGGCAAGGATGTCCACACGGCGCAATGCGTAAAACAGCCCTAAACGCTTTTCCAACGCCGTCCAAGCCTTCTCGAACGGGGTCTCTCCAGGGTCTTGGCTATCCTGCACCTGCGGGTGCCGTTGCCAGCAACCGATGGGATATGCCTGGACGATGCGTTTGCCCATGCTGGTACGAGTGTAGCGCCAATAATAGTCATTGAAAACCGGGTTTTCAATGTACCCCAGCGCGTAGTAAATGTCCCGCTGGGAGCCGAAGCTCTTTCCCATCTTGGCCAACAACTGTGAGCGGGCCATTAGGGTACTGGACAGAACCTCCAAGTTCTGAATCAACTTTTCATCATCCATGCCACATCTCCTTTACCAGGGTTGGACCACCTTGGCTCCTGCCAATTTGGAGAAAGCCCCGCTGGCCCCGTCCACTTGGTCGTCATAGGTGGAAAAGGGAAAAAATCGGTGTTCTTCTATAAAAGGATGAGTCCAGTCGGCCTGAAGCAACATGACGTTACCGTTGTTGACCTGGACGCTGTACGGGTCCGCCCGGAAAACCTTGTCCCCGGTGCTGCGCTCGGCATGGGAAACGAACCCTGCCAAATTGCGAATGGTGGCCTGTGCGGAATCCTTTCCGCCGCTTCCCGGTTCTTGCTCCATAAAAACCGGAACACCAACTCCATCCGCCTCGGCCACCGACCGGATGATGGATTCACGGACATGAGAGGCCCACTGTCCACGCCTCACATCCGTTATCAAAAACCAATAGCCGCCATCCGGCCTTGCCAACTGGTACATCTTGACACCCACGGTCCAGTCGCCGCCGTCTTCCGTGCTGGCCTTGTCCCAAAACCGCACCACCCCCAGGATGTTGTTCGGATCTCGCAGCAGGTGCTCCACAGAATCCACCAACACGAACCGATCCACCTGGAACATTCCGCCACCGGGGGGCACTGGAAACTGACCCACCTGCCCGCTGAATCCATACTGACCCAGGTCTTCCTTGAGCTTGTTCAATACAGGCCATGACAATCTCACCGGGTCCAAAAGTCCGTCTTCCGAATAATTTGCCGCCAATTCCGGCGGCTGCACCTGTGCACGATAATTTTTGATTTCTCCAGGAAGGCAAATGTGCCGAACCGAATGCGGTGCGTGTTCCAGGCGGTATCCGGTGGGATCATTCTGATGCAACCTTTGCTGAATGAGCAACATCGGTGTGACCGCCTTGTCCGTCTTTCTGGTGGGAAGCGTTTGCGACATCCACTGGTTGCACGCCCTCAACTCGTTGTCACTGGCGGCCTGTTGCGGGTTCAACGGATCATCCACAATCAAGATGTGCCCATGGAATCCTGTCAGTGTGCCACCAACCGAAGTCGAAAACCTGTTTCCACCAAGAATCTTCCTCCCTTTTTCAACCCGTTGCACACGAAAGTTGCTCTTGGTGTCCTTGTCAACCTTGATCTCCAACTCTGGAAATATTTCCCTGAACTCGGCACTCCTGATCAAGTCACGACTGAACTCCGCACTCTCCAACGACAACACCGCCGAATAACTCACCGTGATAAACCGCATCCAAAACCAACGAGTCCAACACCACGCCGGAAACATGATACTGCACGAAACCGTATTGTGTACTACCACACCGTCAGCAACAAAACTTTCCCCGTCACTGACAGACAAACACCTGCATTTTTTCTTTTCCGAAAGGAGTTCAATGGAAGAGACACGATCCGGCCAATACTGTTGGTGGAAAGTTCTGCGCTGTGGTTTGAACTTTCGTAGCTTTCTTTCCTTCGGCCCGGAAATCGGAATGCGCTCCAAAAAACGAACAGCAGTATCCTGATCCGTAGTATCAACGGTAAAATAAATATAATTCTTCAAACTGCGGTTGTGCCCGAACCCGTTTTTCGCCACCCGCCTTCTAACGCGCATGGAAATACCAAGCCGCAAAAACAACCGCTGCAATCCCAGCGCCAGTTTCTTGGAAACAGTAGTGACCGATACCACTATGCTGCGCTTGCCGGAATCTTTGAAAGAAACACACCCGTCACAATGGAAATAAGCGGATAAAAAAGCCGCCACTTGCTCGTCGGTGCCTTTGAATACAAATTCCGGCACTTCCTTGGTGCGGCTGTCCTTCCCGGCCAAACCCACATCCTTGAGCCATTTTCTCGGTCCGGTGGATTCTCTGTATCCACGGCCCATGCCCTTGAACTGTCCGGTGCGCTTCTCCTGCTTCTTAGATTTCAGACTAATGGTAGTCACGCCATTTTTCTGCACTCTGCTGTAATGATCGAAACCCAAGTTGCTGGCGCACTCGATAAAATCGTCCAAATATTCCGGGGTAATCCCATCCAGTTGACAACTGTTGTTGGCCACGGAACCATCCCCAACAAAATACCCGGCCAACTTGAACTCATCAATGGACCGCTCAGACGTGGCCTCTATTACCGGCGTGTGCATCAAGGCCAGCATCTGCCCAGCCTCGATGTCCCCGGCGTTCACCCACCCATCCGCAGTTAAAATGGGATGATCCTCGGCACATACCAGCACCCTGCCACCAAACGTCCTGATGACCACACATGGCAACTCCCCCTGGATATGCACCCCGGTGACATCACAACCAACCCCGTGCCGATTTATCACCCTGTCCCCGACAACCACGTCCTTGAGCAGCTTCCAAGACCCGTCAGCCATCTGAACCGGAGTTTGCTCCCAAAACGGCTTGGTGGTGCCCGGCGGCACATTTATCACCAAATCATACTCTGCCGCCTCCCTCCTCCCCACCCTCTCTGCCAACTCTTGCAACTCCTGGCACATCAACTCAATATGCCAATTCGTCCTAAATGGGTCCCCACTCACCGTCCCCCAAAAGTACCGCAAAAATTGGTAAAAACTCCGGTTACAAAGATCCCTCACCGCCAAATAAGGGTTTTGCACCAACTTGGCCATTACCTTTTGCTTCTGTTTTTGCTGTTGC